AATGAAATTGAAATAAAAATCAAAAAACGAAAATCAAAAGACCATTTTTTTGATGATGCAAACGGAACATCGTTTGAATTGATGTTGTCAAAAAATGTGCAATTTGACAAATTTGATGTGCCTTATTTCATCATCATGGACAACCAATTGGAAACCGGTTTGATGTTGGCATTGTCATTGTTTGTGATGGTTGAACAATCCATTTCCGCCGGCAAAGAATTGGTCGAATCTATTTCGGAAGTTATTCAAGCATCAACACCTAATGTCGGTTTGGGAATCACAATCGACACCGGTGATGTCATTGTTGCGGTGTTGAAAGCGGTTGCGCGTGCTATTTATTTTGCATTATTGGTTGTTGCAATCATTAAATTGGCAACGAAAATGTTTTTGTTGTTATTTCCGCCACAACGAAAAATGAATGGTGTGAAATTCAAAGAATTATTGTCAAAAGGATGTCAATTTTTAGGTTATTCATTTGAATCCACAATTTTTGACACCGAAACCGGATGGACAATTGTTCCGGTTCCATTGGTCAAAGATCGCAAATCGATTTTTGATTATTTGCCGGATGAATTCAATTTGGCATTCAACAAAGGTGTTCCATCCGCATCCGACACAACATCAACATTGGGTTCGTTTATTGAAGCGGTTGAAACAATGTTCAATGCGGTCACGCGCGTGAACAATGGTGTTGTTCGAATTGAAAGGCGCGATTGGTGGATGAATCAAACAACAAATCAAATCATTCCGGCTATGGTTTTGCAATCCGAACGATCGGATGAATACACATTCAACACCGATGACATTTGGAAACGTTACTACATGCACTATCAATTGGACATGTCCGATTTGCATTGCATGGATTCACCAACATTTGATTTTCATGATGCGGAAATGTCATGTGAACCAACAAACGTTGTGAATGCGGATTTGGTGATGATAAAAGGGTTGAATGATGTGTCAATTCCGTTTTCATTGGGCGCGCGAAAATCAAAATTGAATTGGTTGGAATTATACGCAAAAGAAGTTTTTGAAATGATTGATTCGATTGCAAATTTTTTTGGCGGTTCATCAAATTACGCGCAACAAATCGGTGAACGAAAAAATGCAATGAAAATTTCACAACAATTTTTTTCGGTGACAAAATGTTTGTACACAACAAATGGTCGACAACAACCAAATTATGATGATTTTGTTTCGGCAATGTCATTGTGGAATCGTTTTCATTATATTAATGAAATACAACGCAATGATTGGATTGTCAAAACAAATGCGCGAATTAGGATTTCATCATTGGATTTCGTAAATTTGCTACAAAATAATTTTGCCGAAATTGATGGTCAATTGTGTGAAATTTTGAACATTGAATGGTTGGATGAAACAAAAAACGCAAAAATCACCTATCGAATTCGGAAAAATTACGCATCCGGAAAAGTATTCACGCAACAATTGAACACATAAAATGAAAAACATCGATGATGAAATGAAACAAAATTTGGAAATCATGAATCAAATGAAACAAAATTTTGATCAAATGATGAAAATCAATCAACAAACAATCGCAAATTTGCCGGACAACATAAAAATCGACAAATCCGATGTTTTGAATGATTTAAACAAAATTAAAAAATTGGTCATGAAAAATGACATGGATTCATTAAACAAATTAGCGAGAAAATATGCCAATAACGATCCTAAATAAAAAATTTACCCAACAAATTGGAACAATTACGAATTTTTATCAAGCCAATGTTGGTGATAAAGTAACCGCCGAAATTGAATTCAAAACCAACATTTCGGTGAACACCGCAAATGGTGATTATTTGACATTGAATCCGGTTGACAACATCATCACATGGTCTTCCGGTGATTTTGAAGTTGAAGGATTTCGTGTTGGTGATTCAATTAATTTCGTGAAATATACATCCGGCGGTGCAATCATTCAACAATGGACTGCGGTTTGCAATAGTGTAAACGGATCACAAATTGATGTCACAACAATTCCAACGTGGATCAACGCATCAAATGGTGAAATCATTTTGATGCAAACAATCACGTTTGGATCAAATGCGCACAAAAGAGAAGGTTTGATTGTTGATGTTAATCACGTTCAAAATGGAAATGCCGGAAACGAATTTTCGTTGATTGATGGTGATGTGACACGATTTTCATTTGATTTGCGAACAATGAATGGAACCGGAAATCAATTTGGTTCGGCGGTGGGAAATCAATCCGGACAATTTGTGGAAAGTGTTCAAATTTTTGATGAAACAATCGCAAAAACCGGAAACGTTGACAACAACGAAAAATACTATCGTTTGAAAATCATTTTTATACAATCCGGTCTTTATCAACCATCGTATTTTGATTACGCAAATTGTTTGAAATTATTTTCGCGATTACGATTTCAATCAAAATTTGGTGAACCATTTGACAATTTGATCGAAATTTACAATGATGATGGTGACACCGGCTATTTCAACGAAGCATTCAATTTAGGTGTCGTAAATTCGACATTGATTCAAAGTGTTGGTGATTTGTCGTTTGATTCAATAATGTCCGGACAAATCATTGTGAATGGTGCTACTCCATTGGCAATTGGTTGTTCGTACATTCCGGATGATGAAACATACTATAAAAACAAACCGCAATCACAACGAAATTTGGGAATGACAATCCAAACATCAATCCTTTCATTAGGTTCGGTAAACGTGCCAATAACATCACCATTGAATCCATCCGGTGCCGGTTACATTTTAAATATAGTCAACATTGTTTCGGTTGGAACACAACGAACAATCAATTTCCAATTCATGCCAAATCCGGCATTCACAACATTCATGCAATCGCGCGATGTTGGTGATCGTTTGTTTCGTATTTGGGCGCGAATTGGAAACACAAATCATTTGGTGTTTGAAAACCAATTGATTTCAAATCCGCCTATTGCCGGAAACATCGACATGGTTGTTTCGGAGTATTTGGATCATTCGCAAAACTATCAAAATGCGTTTGATTTGGATTTGTTGGTGAATTACAAAGCCAACGTTGAAGATGACATTGCCTATTGTGGCAAATTTCGAATTGATTATTTTGACAATTGCGAATTTTTGAATGCAAAAATTGAAGCATTTAATGTCGTTACAAATGAAAAATTCACAATACAATCAAATTATTTTGACATTTCATCGATTCCGCAAATTGCCGGAAAACACATTTTGAATGAAATTCAACCGGTCAATTCACAATTTTTGACAACATCGGAAAAACGTGAATGCATTTTGACACTCGATCCATTGATTGATGATGTTGGCGCGTATGGTGTGAAAATTTACATGCCAATTTTATATCGTTGGGAAACATGGATTGAACAATTGAATGCAAACAACGATTTCTATCCGGATGACAAAACGAAAAATTGGGTTCCATTTGGAACATTTCCAAATTGGATTTTGCGAACACGAATTGAATTGTCAAAAAACGCGTTGCAATATATTTTCACGCAACCAATAACTATTCTTGATTACGATTCCGAACCATTAATTGATCAAACAATTGAATTGTTTGTTGATTCAACAAATCAAAACGTTCAAATTGTCACCGATGGTTTGTTGATGCGTGTTGTTGGAACACATACACTTTTGAATGGTTCATCATTTGATCCATTGAACACATTTGGAATGATTACAATTGAACCAACGGAATCATCACCGCGATGGATGTGTTCATCCGTTGTTCCATTTGACAACAACATCAACAATCCATTGACACCAATGTCAACATTGTTTTGTGACATGACATTTCCGAATCCGGATGTTTGTCGATTGGAATGTTTTTTTGATCCAACAAAAATCGATTTGTCAAATGGTGTAAAATTTACAACCAAAATAAAAACTATAAATTAAAAAAACATGTGCAATTGTGCGAGTATTTATTGGGAAACATCAAATTCAACCGACTACGCGGTTGTTTCGGCAATTAAAAAATATAACAACAAACCGGTGTTTGATTTCACAATCGACAATGTTGATTTTGAATTAAAATGGATCAATGGTTTTTGGTATTTGATGGAATTGGCAACGCAAAACGTTCAATACTTTTACCAATCAAACGATATTTGTCCGATTTCAAATTTGGCAAATTTTTCACCAAATCCATCCAAATTTTTGAATTTGATTCAATTTGGAATTGTTGCACCTACACATCCATGCAATTCATCATGTAATTTTGAAATGTTCATCAATAAAGATGGAATTGACATTGCGGTTGCGGTCACAACAAATGGAACCAAAAACCAATTTTCAACATTTCAATTTTTGTTGGATGGAACATGGACATTTGTTCACGTTGGATCGGATTGGAATTTGTATTTCAACGGAATTTTGGTTTCGGCAATCACATCGATTGACAATTTGCCAATTGGCTATTTTGGTTCTTATGGCGCACATTTCAATTCAATACTTGCGCGAACAAAATCATGTTCAAATCATGAATGCAGTTGTGGTGTTAATGTCGATTTTAGAAATCAACCAAATGCAACATTTGATGAAAATGGAACATTCAATGGTCGACAATTATTTGAAACAACAATTGCCGGTCAAATTTGGCAAATTTATTGGGACACAAATGATTCGTGTTGGTATTTGGTAGAAGGTGATGTTAATGTTGGTTTTGTTGTTCGTTGGAACAAATTCATTGGTGCAAATCCATGTCCATTTGGTGACAAATACGATTGGGAAAACATGGGTATAACTTATGACATTAATTTATCAACGGAAAATGAATGTCGTGAAACAATTTTGGAAGATCGAATTTACAAAAAATATGATGCGGTAAAATTGCCAATTCCAATTGTTGACCAACAACGCGGTGAAACGAATTGTTGTTGTGAATATATTGTTTTAGCCGGAAACGGAACGGAATCATGGAAAAATGACATGACATCCGCATGGATCAAATTGTCAACCGCATCCGACACAATTCAATTTGTGTTGAAACAAAATGGAATTCCGACAAGTTATGCGCCACAACCACAATCATTTTTGAATGAACCAAATGCATGGTTCACAACGATTCAATGGTCGGATGTTTTGAATTCGGATGGTGAAGGTTGCTATGAATTGTCAATTCAATACGACATTTCCGGAATCGTTGGATCAATAATTTGGGGAGTTTACAAATTAAAAACGTACACCATCGCAAATGCATTGAAAACCGCGCGAATTCGTGTGAAATTTAACGGAAAACAAATTGTTGATGGAATTGATTTCACCGGATCAAACGTGGAATCATCAATTCGATTCAATGGTTTCATTGGAAATCGACAACCAAACACCGAAATTGACAACATCATCTATTCGGATCGACAAATGAAACGTGTGATTCGCGAAAATTTGAATCAATACGAAATCACAACCGATCCGGTCGGTGAATGCATCATCAATCCAATCATTGATTTGTTTTTGTTGTCGGAAAATGAAATGTTCATTTCTGATTACAATGCACATAATTTTTCCTACGATTATTTGGACAAACCGGTGATTGTGTTTGAATCCGCAAAAATTGAATACAAACAACTTTCACGATTGGCGGTGTTAACATGTATTGTTTCCGACAAAATTCAAAATGAACGAACATTTTTCAACGAAAATTGATTAATTTTGTAAAAAAAAAACATGACAATAAGAAAATATAGTTTAAGGCAAATTTCGGATTTGTTTGTGCAAATTGATGAATTTGACATTGATGTTGAATCCGGTGAATCATTCATGGATGATGTGTCAATTTTACAAATAAACAAAATCAATGTGATTGCATTGACATCAACGGACATGAAACGCAACACGCGAATTTCCGGATTTACATTCATGTTGAATTATTGTGCAAATGTTTCGTTTTTGAAATATACAACAACAAACGAATTGAATGGAAAAGAGATTTCAGAAGGTGATATTAAAATTGGTGATCAAATGGTCAATGAAATTCCAAACGAATTTGAATTTGATGGAAACAAAACCGATTTCGAAACATTCATGCAATTGTCAATGCAATTAATCAAAATTTAATGAAAGATTTTCAAAATTTTACCGATTTGTTTGCAATTGCGTTTGGAATGATTGGATCATTGATCAAAGGAATCCGCGCAAAATTTAATTTTTCAACCATTTTTTTGGGAATGTTAATTGCCGGCATCATGACTTATTCAATTATTGGAATTATTGAAATTTATTATTCGGAAACATCACCAAAGGTGATCATTTTAATTTCGTTTTGTGTTGGTTGGGTTTCGAATGAAATCACAACAAAATTGGATTTGGTTGTTGGTGACATTTACGAAATTTTCATCCAATGGATCAAAAATCAATTTACCAAAACTAAAAAACCATGAAAAATTTTTCAATTGTTTTGATTTGCGCGTTTATTTTAATAACAAACAACGGATTCACCATTGATGATCCAAAACATCATCAAATCGATCAAAACACATTGGAAAACGCATTTTTGGATGATACAATTGGACAAATTGTTGTTCGTGATTCATCCGGAATGGTGATCATGCATGATGATGAAATGGAAAATCGCGAATTTGTTGAAATTTTAATGAAAAAAACAAACGAAATGATGTTGGAAAACGACACGCAAAAATTGACCAAACAAATTTTGGCAATAATGATTTTGTGTTTCGTTTTTTTATCATGCCGGAAACGTAAAATAAAAAACAAAAACGATGGTGAAAAATTACAATGACAAACAATTGTTGGATCGTGTCAAACAATTACAATCATTCAAACAAATTCCAAATAATTATTGGATTTTAGGTGTTCAATCGGAAAACGATGAATTCAACGTGTTTGATGATAAATTTTATTTGTTTAATGGTGAACAATTTGTTTTGGTGACATCCGGAACAACCAATGCCGGAAAAAATGGATTGATGAAATACAAAACCTACAATCCGGATGGTGTTGCGGTGATCAAAACAAATGAAATTTACTATGATGTTTGGAAATTTGGTTTGCATCGCGGAAAAATGGAAGCATTGCGACAAAACAAACCATTTTTGATTTCACGCGATGGAAATCGTGATGAAAACATTGATGAAAACAAATCATTTCCGGTGATGTGCGGAATTAATTTTCACGCGAACACATACAATTTGGAAACAACCGAAATCAAAAAAATCATTGGCGGTTGGTCGTTGGGTTGTCAAGTCGTGAACAACATTCCGAAATATAACAAAATCATTGAATTGGTGAAATCGCAAAAAATTGTGACATATTGTTTGATTAAGGAATTTTAATAGTATATTTGTACATCGTTTTTTTTTCGATGTTTGATGTAAAATGAACCGGTTTGTGAAAACGAATCGGTTTTTTTGGTTTTCATTGTTTTTTTTTCAATTTTATTTT